AGAGATTGAACTTCCGGCGATTGTGGATATGGCACGCCGGTTAGAAATGGAATCAGACCCGCAAAAGTGGTTAATGTATTACGCTGGCAATATGTATCCGTCACCGTTTTCAAATGGACACATTGACCTGATAGAAAATGTTGTCCATGCAGCAAAGACCGGACAGGGAACCGCGACCGTTCAACCACGCGGCGAGGGTAAAACAACGGTAATGCGCGGGGTTGGATTCTATCTCAACGTGATGAAAATAATCAACTTCCCTGTATTGGCTGGCTGGAAACACTCAGATGCAAAGGCGGCGTTTAAAGTTTGGTTACACATGCTGACAAATAGCCATCGACTGGCAGAGGATTATCCCGAATACTGCACACCGTTTATATACTCAACGCATAAGACCGTCCTAAGCAATTTAACATGGTCTGCAAATGTGCCGGTATTCGGCGGGCAATCCACCGGCGCTCTTGTTGATGCAGACGACAAAATTATTACCTTGCCTAATTCAATGGGTGCGGTGGCTGCTCGGTCGGTTCAAGGTGACGCAAAGGGGTTACAGGCTCTAATGATAGACGGCTCTATTCTGCGTCCCGACTTCCTTCTATTCGATGATGCACAAGATCAGGACAAAGCCGACAAACCGCACTTTGTTGAAAAGACGATAGACGTTATCGAGAATGTATTTATGGGAATGGCGGGGCCGCAAAAACAAATAGTACCGGCGTTTGCAATGACGATTGAAGCTGAAAACGATGTATCATGTTACTTTAGAGACCGGCGTGACTTCAAAGTTAACAGCGTTTCGCGTGTTTCAGTTTGGCCCGATGGTTCAACCGGCGGCACATGGGACATCAAACCGGATTGTGAGTTGCGTAAATTGTGGGATGAATGGTGGGAGGTCTGCACATCCGTAGATCAGAAAGCGGCTAACAAGGTTTTCAAAGCCAATCGAAAGAAGATGACCGGCAAAATGGAGGTATCATGGAAACACCGCTTTGATAAAACTAAGAATGTTTGTGCGATTGATGCGGCGATGTTTGATTGGTATCGATTGGGTGAGGATGTATTCAGCAGAGGCCAGCAAAATCAACCTATCTTACGCGGGGTTGATCTTTATACGCTGACACCTAATATAATTTGCAGTCGCGTTGTTGACCGGCAGCCAAACACAATGCCGGACGGCACCGACTTTGTAGTGGCTGGCACTGACCTCAATCCGTCATACGGTTTCACAAATGTCATAATGGGATTTAATAAAATGCAATCCGGCGCGGTTGGATACTTTAACATTTTCAGAGATCCGCCATTACCAATCAGCAATAACGACAGCGAGCAACAAAAACACCAAGCTATTTATAATGCACTTACAATATTAGGGCGACAGATCGTAGCCAACCCATGCAAGCCGACACACTGGATAATTGATGCTGGTGGCGCACAGTCAACGCCGGTGAAAGAGTTTGCAAAGAACGCGCAGAGCTTAATAGGCATCCCTGTTATAGTCTCATACGGACGCGCAGGAAAGTCAGCGCGAATGACCGCGCCTTATAAGGCGCGGCTTGGTGAGGAGTGGATGGAGTGCAGGCATAGGGGCTATTGCTGGCTGATTTATAATGCCGACTATTGGCTTGAAGTTATGCAAAAGGCTTGCACTTGTGAAACCGGAGCACCAGGAGGATTGACGCTACCAAAAGGAATCAATCCGCGCACACTGGCAGAGCACATTTGTAGAGAGAAACTGAAAGGAAAGGCGGTGGTTGGTGATCGAATGGTATGGGATTTTATTAAAGCGCCTGGAAAGAATGACTATTCAGACGCGCTTAAAATGTGCTATGCCGCCGCGTCATACGTTGCAAGCATCGGCATAGGTGGATATACAGAAAAGACAAAGCGAAAAGTTTACACCGCAGGACAACTGAGGAGGCGATAGGATGAGCGAGCGTAAGATATGGCCCGATGATTACATGAGCGATGATCAAAAAACAAGCGGGTATGGCATCGGCTGTCCTAAGTGTGGGTGCAAACATAGCCTAGCAACTCATACGCGTGACGCAACCAAAGGCACAAAATACCGGCGGCGGGTTTGCCGAAATTGTGGGAGAGTTTACTCAACCTATGAAAAAATAGGAATGTAGCACAAAAATATAATCATACCAAAAAGGCGCGCCAATTTAACGGTGCGCCTTTTGTGTTGTATACAACACAAAGTTAGTCTTATCAAACATTTATCATTTACATTAACAATATTTCATGCCATAAAGAAAACCAAAGAGGAACATTATGGCAGATTTAGATTTTGAAACAGTCATAGAAAACTTAGCGGAAAACCCGAAAGCAGTTACATCGCCCTCAGGTAGTGTTACGCAAATCGCTATATCCGAAGCAATCGCGGCAGATAATCACCTAGCTAAAAAGAATATGACTACCTCAATGTTTACCGGTTTACGCAGGGCAGTTGCAAGGGGACCAAAGCATTATGGCACCTAAAAAAGCCGAAAGACAAATAATTAAATCAAGCGACCTCCGCAAGATCAGTGTTAGGGGCCGTTACGATGCCGCACAGTCTACCAATGAAAACGCTAACCTCTGGTCTAATGTCGATGCGTTGAGCGCCGCACAGGCCAACAGTCCATCAGTACGTAAGGTTATTCGCAATCGCGCCCGCTATGAGACATCAAACAACAGCTATGCAAGCGGAATTGTAACCACACTCGCTAACGATGTTGTTGGGCCTAAGATCCAGATTCAGCTAGGCAACAGCGAAAACCAGCAGAAAGCCGAGGCCGACTTCCAGAGATGGGCCAAGGCAACCCGCTTGTGGTCAAAGCTACGCACGGCCCGCAGAGCAAAGGCGGTAGACGGTGAAGCGTTTGCGCAGCTTATCACCAACCCCCTTATTAATAGCTCTATAAAACTTGACATACTTCTTATCGAATGTGACCAGATCGAGGGATACTTCACCGCAAAGGATAACGAGGTTGACGGTATCAAGTTTGACAAGTACCAAAACCCGATTCAATACAGACTTTTGACAGCGCACCCGGGAGACTACCGGACATTTAACATGGGCAAAACCGCCGGTACTTGGATTGATGCAAAATATATATTGCATTATTTTGATGAAGTCAGGCCCGGACAAGTGCGCGGAGTTTCCGAGATTGTCGCACCGCTTAGTTTATTCGGTCAACTCAGAGCTTACACAGTCGCCGTCCTAGAGACAGCCCGCCGCGCCGCTGAAATATCAGGCGTTATGCAAACCGACTTACTACCTGATAACGGCGTACAGGGAGCCGCATCACTAGAGGCCGGTACGATAATGGATTACGAGCGCAATACCATTATCGGATTGCCAGAGGGTTACAAGTATCAAGGGTTAAAAGCAGAACAACCGACAACCACATATCCCGAATTTAAGAAAGAGCTAATAAATGAAACAGGCCGTTGCTTAAATATGCCCGCCAACGTAGCAAATGGCGATAGCTCTGGGTACAACTATGCAAGCGGGCGGTTAGATCACCAGACATACGACCGCAGTATTAATATTGACCGTGACGGGCTAGAGGCTCAGATGTTAGACCGTATCTATTCAGCATGGCTTGAAAATTATGTAGTGGTTGAAGAATTGAGCTTTACAGAAACGCAGGAGATTACAATACCAGAATGGTATTACGCAGGTCGCGGGCATGTTGACCCGAAAAAAGAAGCAGACGCGGATAATGTCAGACTGAAAAACGGGACACTTACAAAAACAACTTACTACGCCAATCAGGGCAAAGACGCAAAACGACAGGAAGCTATCCGCATCGGTGAACTTATCGACGGCGAGGTGGCTTGGAACAAAGCGCGTACAGCGGCAGGACTTGAACCAGCTCCATACCCAAACGGGCTAACGGATTCAGAACCGGCACAACCAGAGGATAATAACAATGAGTGATAAAACAAAGCAGATAGATGAAAAAGTTATTCAGTTAACTGGGCCGTGTTCAATCGTGCAAGCCAAAGCGGTTGACGGTGAACCTGAAAAACTGCCAGCCGTCCAGATGGATGTATACAACGGCGGCAAGATGACTGTCAAATATTGGGGGCCGGTTGTAATTGATCTAAGGGGATTGAACTATATAGATCAGGTGCCGATTGCTTATGCACATGAAACAAATAGCATTGACTCGATACTTGGTCAAACCAGCAAGATTGCCGTTGGAGATACAATCACGGCAACCGGCGCACTTACCGGCGATTCAGATTTACTAAAATCCGTAGTAGTTCACGCTAAAAACGGATTCAACTTCCAATCAAGTATTGGCGCTCAACCGCTGACATATAAATCAGTCGCGGAAGGTGAGAGCGTTGAGGCAAACGGACAGACACACGAAGGGCCGTTTACATTGATGGTGACAAGCAAATTAAAAGAAGTTTCTATAGTTCCACTTGGAGCAGATGATTCAACCAGTGCAGCTATCGCGGCGGCACATAAACCAGAAGAGGGAAAAATGAGCGACACAAACAAGGTCGAGCAGACAGCCGAACAGATTAAGGCCGAAGCAATTAAGACCGTAAAAGACAGAATAGCCGCCGTGAGCGCGGAGGCAAAAGACTATCCCGATATCATGGCAAAAGCAATTGCCAACGATTGGGACGCACCGGCAACTAAGCTGGCTGTATTGGAAGCAAAGAACGCAACACTCGAAGCCGAAAAGGTCGAGGCTAAGAAAGCCGCTGATCTGAAAAAGCTGGAAGCTGAACGCCCTAACACTCCGCACGTCAGGAATGTTAAGTCCATCGAGGGGGCTATGACGGTTGAGTCTATCACAGCCGCAGCTTGTCGCAATCTTGGGATGAAGGATGTTAGCGCACAGTTTAAAGATGACGACCTTAATAAATCAGACGACATCCGCGCCCGCTCGTTTACAGAGATTGTGCAGGCGACTTTGGCCCTCAGTGGCAAAACAACGGATGCGACACATCGTGACCCTGCCTCAATGCTTAAAGCTGCATTTAGCACGCGGGACATTGCAAATGTTGTTTCTAATATTGGCAACAAGTTTATCAGTGAAGGATTTGGAGCAGGCGAGGAAACATGGAAATTGATTTCAGAGATCATACCCATGAATGACTTTAAGGTAAACACCGGCGTTGATTATGTCATGGGTGGATTGCTTGATGAGTTGGCACCTGATGGAGAAATTCAGCACGCAGAACTAAGCGACACAACCCGTACTATCCAGCTTAAAACTTACGCAAAAATGCTGGCAATTACACGTCAGGACATCATCAATGATGATCTTGGATTATTTGCCGCGGTTGCCAAGAGATTTGGTTTTATGTCGATTCGCACGCTTAACACTAAGTTCTGGGCGGCACTACAAGCGGCAATCGCTGGTAACTTCACGGCACCTAACGGCAACCTGATTACCACCGCGCTAGGCTTGGCTGGTCTTACAGATGCTGAGACTGCGTTCGGTGCATTGACTGATGTTGACGGAAACCCGATTGGGATGGATGCAAGTATGGTGTTGACAAGTAAAGGGTTGGGCGTAACAGCTCGCACGCTTTGCTACTCACCCAAGGTACAGGGAAGCACAGCGAAAGAACCAGACGGCAACCCGTTTGCAAATCGCTATCTCCCGATTGATACCAGCTATCGCACCGGCGATCCTTGGTTCTTGGTTGGCAACCCTGTGGGAATACCGCTGATGTCAGTAGGATTCTTAAATGGGAATCAGTCACCAGTGATCGAATCCGCTGATGCAGATTTCAATGCTCTTGGAATCCAGACACGTTGTGTTTATGATTTCGGTGTTGCATTTGCAAACAAGGACGCAGCTGTTTATTCAAGCGCTGATGCGTAAAAACTGAAACGGCGGCTTGAAAAACAGCCGCCACAATCTAAAAGGAAATTATCATGGCACAAGGAACATACATTCAGGCGGGTGAGTACGTAGATTACACACCGGCAGTCGCAATAGATGCGGGCGAGGTTGTCGTACAGGTCAATCTTGTTGGTATCGCACCGGAGGCTATCGCGGCCTCAGCTCTTGGCAGCTTAGCCGTTAAGGGCATTTTCGACGTTGACCAGCTTGCAGAAATCATCGTAGCAGGTGACGCGGTTTATTGGGATGCTAACGGCAGCTCAGTAGGCGGCACAGCAAGCGCGGGCGCAGCAACAGCAATAGCAACCGGTAATACCTTCATGGGTTTTGCTCAGGCACTCACAGCGGCTACAGATGAAAAAGTACGCATTGCACTCGCATCGGCTGAGGTCGTAGCTGGTGGAATTGCAACAGTTACATCATTGACCGGTACTG